GGTAGTTATGGATATGAGTGTTCAAGATGGTGTAGCTAACGTAGAGCTTATCTCTAAAGGTGCTGAAGGATACAACAGAAACTATGTTAAGAAATATGTTCCTGGTATGATTAACCCTAACGACCCGTCTTCAATGATGGCTGCTAACGGTAATGATACTTTCGAATGTCATATCTTATCTGAGTCTGGAATTATTATTCGTAACCCACAATCTTGCGGTGTAATTATGCCTGCTGGATTAACAATCTAATTAAATTAAATTAAAAACTTTTAAATACAAATAAAATGGCTGAAGAAAGATACCTTAAGCAATATGATAAATCCGCAACTGGTAATTATTTACTACGTTCACGCGGTACATTAAGAAACATTATTACAACAGGCCCTACGGCTAGAATCTTTACTCAAGAAGAGTCAGGTTCTGTAGTAATGGTTACCATGACTGATGGTAATGACGTGGTTTACACGCTACCTGCTCTTAAAGCTGGGTTAAACTTTAAATTTATTAACTGTTTAACTAATGCTGGTGCTGGAGATGCTATAATTACATCTGCTGATGCAGATACTATAGTTGCTATCTCTACAGCTGATGCTGGTGCAGATGGTGCTAAAAATTTATTAGCAGATACTGTAACTATTGAAGCTGCCGCTACAGGTGGTGAAACAATTGAATTTGAATGTGACGGTTCTTTTTGGTACTGTACAGTAATTCAAGATGTAATTGGTTCTATAACATTTGCAGGATAATTTATAATATTCACCCCTTCTTCGGAGGGGGTGTTTTTTAACTAACAATAAAAAAAGCAAGCATGGAGATTACAAAAAACCTTATTCATTACAAAAACAAGAAGCACTCTAAGATTACTAACTTTAATTTTGGAAGTGCATACAAAGACAAAACAGGAAGATTGCACGAGTTAAAAGATATAAACGGACTAGAACAACAGTTTGTTACAAGTCGTGCTTCATTCATCTTAAATACCTCTATAGAAGGAGATGTGATAACAGATGACTGGTTAAAAAACCATCCGTCTATATTAGCTGCTTGGAGTCGTATTGACATACAAGAAAAAGAAGAAGCTGATACTAAAGAAACATTAACCTCTGCTCAAGCTATTATTGAAGCAGCTAAAATGTCAGATGCTGATGTAAAAGTATTTGCAATATTAAGTCGTTTTAACCTTAATGCTAGCTCAGATGTGTTAAGAGCTAAAGCAATTAATGTGGCTCAAAGTAACCACGCTAAGTTTATGGAGGTTCATTTTGACCCAGAAAAAGAACTTAGAGTGTTTATTATAGAAGCGTTGAAGGCTAAAAAGTTAAACTATAAGAACGAGACCTTCTACTATGGTAAAGAAGCTATAGGAACTAACGAAGAACAAGTGCTAGTTTGGTTAAAAGATAACAAAGATATTTTAGCTATCTTGAAGCATGAAATAAGAGGTGAAGAAAAGCCTAAAAAGAAACTTGCAAAGAAATAATTAAATGACTGTAGATAACGCTGTATCACGTATTCGGAATATTATTGAAAGTGAAACAACTGCATACTTTAGTGATGCTGAGTTACAAGAATTCATCAAAATGGGTGTAGATGAATTTATTCAACAATATTATATGGCGTTTGAGACTACACAAGATAGTCGTGATAAACTACAAAATTTAGTTATAAGTAAAGACCAAAATTTTATAGATGGCACGACTGTCGTTATTAACACAATGGATGGTGCTGTAACAGGTTTAGAGTATGGTAGATTTTTATCTGCTTATATTAAAACCACACCTAATGTAAATGTTAAAGTTATACAAATAAGCGACATTTCAGCTTATCTGAACGACCCATTTAATAAAGCTGATGCATCTAATCCAGTATTGTATTTTAAAGGTGGAAATATACATTCTATTGGTTTTACTGCAAGCACAGTAGTTGTGGTAACTTATTTACAATACACTACTGATATTTTAAAATTAAACGCAACTACACACGAAGAGGTGTGTCAGATTGCAGCTCGTAAGGTACTTGCAACGTTGGGAGACCCAAGATACCAAATGATTCAGGCAGAAATAACTGAACGACGAGTTTAAAGATGCTTTTTGCTCCCTGCTTCTAGAAAGGGTAGAGTAGGGTTTCCTTACTTTGCCCTTTCTTATTAAAAAGATATTATGGCTACATTAAATGAGATAACATATAACATAAAAAACTTAGTCTCTGGAGGCGTTGCTTCTGATGATTCTGATATATCCAATCGACAGATTAAGTTTATGGTGCATTACCATAGAGCTAATTTATTAATGCAATACACTGATAATGGAAAGAAAGCTTCTAATGTGTGTTTTCAAATGGATATTATAAGTCCCTCCTCTTCTGGAGTTACAATAAAACATGTAATAGGGTTTAATGACAATAGAGGTATTAGAAGTGTAGCATATAAAGATGATGCAGCTATTGATTCAAACTACTCATCACTACCTATAATACAACACCACGACAGGATGTTCGTGAATAACTCAAGATTTATATTAAGTGCAGGAAGTAAGATAGCAACATTATCCGATAGAAAGCTTTACGTTTGGGAAGGAGACACAATAGTTTCTGGAGGTTCTGTAGAGGTTAATGGTATATTTTCTAACCCAACAGAGGTTAGTTCTTATGTAAATGATGATACAACTCAATACCCTATACCAGAAGAGTTAATAGCTGTATTAGTTAAGGAAGTATTGAAACAAGAATTTAGCATCATTATGAGCGTACCGTCGAAAGGACCAAACAACCAAGTTGATGAAAACGCGGCAAAAGGCAAGTAATAATACTTACAAGAAATACAAAGACAAATATGTATCTATTAAAGATATATACAACTCTATAAAGAGTAGTCTAAGAGTTAAGGGGGAGAGAAGTGATAGAGCTATGTCTTATGCTGAGTATTACTCTATTATGGAGTCTTTCTTAGATAATACAATAGATATAGTAGCAAAACAGCAAGAGGTCTTTAAACTGCCTGTAAAGCTGGGTTCTATTTATACAAAGAAATTACCTCACAAAAGACCTTTTCATGTAAGATTAGATGTTGAGGCAAGTAAAAGAGAAAATAAGACTGTTTTATATAAAGTTCCTATACTTGATGATGAGTATGTAAAAGTTATGTGGGATAGACCTTACAAGTATAATCAATATAAAGTATTGCCCTTGAGGAGATTTAAGGAGATAATAAAACAACAAACATGAAAGGAAATCCTAGAATAAGTGTTAAACAAGTTGTAGCAGCAGTTATACGTAATTTAGGTATACAAGATGCTGCAAGAGAATTTCATAACTTTGTAGAGTGGGCTTTTGAGGCAGAAAAAAAGATTGGCTCTTACACTACTTTTGATAAAAAAGTTGTTTCACTTGTAGTTACAAGCAAGAAAGTTTTACTTCCTTCTGACTTTCTTAATATGATAGAACTCAAGAACCCTTTAGATATATCGGGTTCTTCTTATGACCAGGGTGTAGATATGTATGTATCAGGGGGTTTTTTAAATATAGATGTAGCAGACGGAACAACTATAAAGCTTCATTACGATGCTATATCAACTGACGAAGAAGGATACCCTACTATATCGTCAGCTCATGAAGATGCTATTGCTTCTTACATTATGTATAAATACAAAGGAAGAGAATATTACAATCAAAAACTTCCTAGATATGTTTATCAAGATTTAAAGCAAGAGTGGTCTTTTCAGTGTGCTCAAGCTAGAGGTAGAGATAATATGCCTACTAAACAGCAGTGGAGAAATATCAGTAAATACTGGAACACTCTTAAGCCTAATAGTAATGAAAACAAATTGTTTTAACAATGGCACAACCTACTAAGAAACCAAATTCATTCTCTAAGGGGATGATGTCAGATATAGATGCAAATGCGTTACCAGCAGACACATACAAATCAGCTATAAACGCTAGGCTTGTAACTAAAGAAGATAATAGCTTTGTATTAAAAAATGCAAAAGGAAATACTTTATTTACAACATTTGAAGATACAGAAAAAACTATTACATTTTCTGATGCTTTAGCTTTAGCGTCTACAAATATCACAAACTTAACCACGCCTGAACTACACGGTTGGAAACTTACTATAACGGGAGATAATGGTTTTAGTGAAGTTGTAGAATTTAAAAATGGTTATAGCTTACTGAATCAAGCAGCTTTAATTTTAGGCGAATATACAAATGGTGTTTTAATAAATTCTAATCTTTTAATGTCTGCTGCTTTAATAACAGCAATATCTACTCCTGAAATTTCTGCAAAATTAAATTTATCAGCAGACCCTATAACTTCTACTGGAGTTTATAAGATTAGATATAGTAATAAAACAACCGAAGCAATGACTTTGGTGATAACACCATGGGTTCAGACAGGAAACCCTTCTAATGGAAGTGAAGGCTATGCGTATAAAGTATACGGTGGTACTTTAGCAACTTTATCACAAAATAAATATGAAGTTGTTGGGCAAGCAGAATTTTCTAATTATGTTGCATTTATAACTAGAGGTATAGGTAGTAATGTTCAAGATACTATATTTACACTAACTCCGCAGTCTGATTTTTCTTCTTCTGTAACAAAGATGATTTTGAGAACCGATTTAGGTTTGACGGCTAAAACTTCTTTAAGAGTTGAAGTTTCAGAAGAAAACGAATATTTTCATAGAATTTATTGGACTGACGGTATACAGCCTTTACGTACACTAAATTTAAAAGAAGCTCCAGAATATTATTCAACCTTAACTAGCGACCAATTAAATTTATCTAAAAAATCTAATCTAGCAAGTCCAGTTGTAAAAAGCATTTCACCAGGGGGTAGTGTTTTGTGCGGCTCTCATTCTTACGCGTACAGACTTATTACAACTGATGGTAAAAGTTCAAGGGTTTCAAATATTACGAACCCTGTGCAAGTTTTACAAACGTCCCAAAACTCAGAATATCATTTATCTAAAGGAGGACCATTAAGTTTACAGTCATCAAACTCTGTTCATGTAGAAATATCAGATATAGATAAATCGTATGGTACTATACAAATAATAAACATAAGATATTTATCTTCTGAAGGTGCAATAGAAGCAAATATAATATCAGAAGGTGCAATTGTTTCTGATTCTTTTCAATATGTACATAATGGAAATGAAACAACAACAACTATATCAATTAATGAGCTTTTAAAAAGTCATGTTAGTTGGGATACTTGTGGTGATTTGGCTATTAAAGATAATAGATTGTTTGCAGCAAATTTAACAAACAATGCACAGTCAGTAGATGCAGATTTTAGAGTAAAGTCATATAAGTATACAACTGCTCTTATTAATAGTAACGGAGTTTCTACAACTTACAGCGTAAAAGAAAACCCACAAATACATTATGTAAACTTTTATAATGACTTGCGATATAATTGGTTAAAACGTACGTATTCTACTAGAGTTCCAGGAGCTCAAACAGATGATTTTGACACTGCAGCAACTGGTGTAAGAGTAACATTTGATACTAAACGATTTAATTTAACACAAGTAAAATATTTTGAAAACGATGGCGTTGGTAATAGCAGCAATAAAGCTGAAACAATGCTCGGGCAAGTGCCTCATTATGGGTATATAACAAAAAACGATAATGGTAGTTTTGAAAACTACAAAGACCCTTTATTTACATCAAAATTTACTGGCTATCAAAGGGGTGAAATATATAGATTTGGTATTTTATTTTATGATACTCAAGGAAATCCTACTTTTGTAAAACCAATAGGCGATATTCGTATGCCTGATGGTACTATGGATTATTTAAGCATAGACGCTAGCGGTAACAGAAGGACTACAAGTGATGATGGTGTTACGACTTTTAAACACGCAGGTAATATACCTACGCCTTTAAGTGGTTGTGTTTTTAGTAGTGGTGCAAACACATTTGTTAGAAGTGCAGGAGTTTCTGCTATTAACGTAAACGATGTTGTGACAGGTACAGGTATACCAAAAAATACTTCAGTAATATCAATAAGCAGTACTACTGTTACTTTAAATCAAAACACATTATCTCAAGGAAGTAATACTACGCTAACATTTGATACATTAACTGATGATGTAAATGGTTTTGCTTTATTTCCTAATTTTGAAGTTAAACTTGCACAATCAATTTTAGATAAAATTGGGGGCTATTCAATAGTACGTGTAGATAGAACAGAAAGTGATAAATCAGTTTTAGCTTCTGGTGTTTTAAATCAAATTATTATACATGCAAATGTAGAGGGTAATGAATCATTAAGACATAAAAACGGTACACACTATGGAAACATATACACACCCTTACAGGGTTTTGAGACCTTGTCTCATACAGACTTTTTATTTGACACACCAGAATCCACGTTAGGAAAATTACAATATTCATCTAAATCTACAGATACACTCAAGGTAGTTGGAAGATTAGATGCTGGAGCTCAAGTTACGAATAGTGATAATATTACTCACAACGATGAAGTTACAGATGATGATTTTCATCATTTAAAAAACAAAATAAATATTGCTACTACTGGTACTACATTAACATATAGAAGTAGAATTTTAGCAGGTAGATTTGACCCTAAATCTAACGCGGCACTTAAATCGTACCAATTTTCAAATAAAACAATTTATTCAAGTTACGAATGTAGTGCTGTTGCTATAAATCAAGCAACTGAGGCAGAAGGTTTTAATACTATTCAATATGGTTCAAACGTAGCTCCAGGAGAGACTATAAATAAATCAAGAATGGGTCATGACGATAATGGCACTGGTCGTGTTAATCAAAGCTTTACTAATAGGACAAGATTTCAATCAGACGATAAAGTGTTTCGACACATGCCTACAGCTCTTACTACTGAAAAATATGAATCAGGAGAAGAATCGAACACAGGAGATACAACTATGTTTGGTGTAGACAGTATTTTTATATCTTTAGGTGATTCACAAAATGATAAAATTAGGCATGCAAATTTTGATATAGCTTCAGATTCAAATGATTCTACGTATTCGCCTTTTATGTTAAATTTAAAATCTGGTGACCAAGATTCAGCACAAAAATGTTTTGCATCTAAATTGTACACGCAAATAAGAAGAAACGTAGAAGCCTCTCAGTATGGAGGTAGCTTAACATCTAACTACGAAAATAATCAATACATATCTACAGGGCACGTCAACTTTAGTCCAAGCACGTCTAATAGAGATAAAATATTTGGAGGGGATACTTACGTTAACATGTATTCATTGCAAAAATTTAAAACAGGCTCTACTACGTTTAGTAGTTCTAAATCATACCCATCTACAGCTATTATGTTCCCTGTAGAATCATCTATAAATATAGATTTAAGAGATGGTGTTTTCTTTGGTTCAACTGATGATGTATCACCATCTGTACATGATAATTTTTTAATTAACGAAACATACTCATGTCGTAATAGCACAAAAACTTTTTTACCAAAACCAACAAACTTTAAAGATGTTAATAATTACGGAAATTTAATAGCAGCTTCTAACATTAAGTTAGCGGGTGATTTATTTGATGCTTACTCGACATTTGATGCTAATGAAATTCACGAACTAGATAATAATAAGGGTGCTATCTTTAATTTATTTAATTTAAGAAACGAATTATTTGCTCTACAAACAAAAGGTGTTAGCAAATTATCTATAAACCCAAGAGTAGTTGTAGATAATGCAGATGCAGCAGCTGTAACTATTGTAACAGGAACTGGTCAAATTATACAACGTAGTGATTATATAGATACATTGTATGGTAGTCAACATTTTAATAACATGATGATTACAAATACATCAGCATATTGGTTTGATTCAAATATGTCGTCTTTTTGTAAATTAGTATTTGGTAAAGGTATTGCTGTTCAAGATTTAGGTTTAACAACACAAAACTCTAACATATTTAATGCTTTAAAAAATTCTTCTATAGGGGATAAACCTCTTGATTATGCAGTAGGAGGAATTTCATTGTATAACAATAAAGTTTTCGACGAAGTTGGTATATGTATTACGACAGCAAATAATGCTAGTGTTACGCACATGGTTTACAGTGAGTTGCGTGATTTAATGATAACTAAGAAAGAAGATGTAATAGCAATGGCTTTTAATTTGCCAGGTGAATTGCTAACTGTAGGACGAAACAATGCCACAAGTTCTATAGACTTGTCAAAAGTGTATAGAGAAGACGTTAATACAAGTCATATAAGCTATTACGAAGTAAACAATACAAATAGTTTAGATGTAACTTTTGTTTGTAATGAGAATGTATACTCTTCTAAAAAGTTTGATAAATTAGTCATGTATTTATCTGGAAATGAAAATGCACAAAAATTTACTACTTTTACATTTACAGACTCAGTTAGTAATTCCTCTTTTGCTAGTAACGCAACTCTAAGTAGAACAGCAAACGGTAAACACATAATACCAATAACAAATACTGCTGGTACTGCAAAAGCAACAGGGCAATATTTAATTATAAGAACACAAAGTACAAATACAGGTTTAATAGAGTTGTTTGGTACTTTAATACATAATAGAACTACGACATGATAAAAGATTTATCGTTTGAGCAAGAGAAGAAATTAGCTAACAACTTATATTACGGAGGCGGAGTAACTCAAAAATATACTGAAGGAGGTAGTCTTACCCCAGAACAAATAGCATCAGCTGACGCAGCTAAAGCTGGAAAGAAAGAAAACACTGCTAATCAGTTAAGTGCTGGATTAGGTGCAGCTGGCTCTGTTATTTCAGCTTTAGATACTAATCCTGATTACGATAATGCTGATGTAGCAGGTTCAGCAGTACAGTTTGCTCAAATGGGAGCTGCAGCAGGCCCTGTAGGTGCTGGTGTTGGTGCACTCGTTGGACTTGGTGTTGGTCTTATTAAAAAGAATAAGTTTCAAAAAGAAGAAAAAAAGATTGAACAAAAGAAACAACAACAAGAAGGTTTTGATTCTTTTATGCAAGACCAAGAAGAATTTGCTGGATACCAAGAAGGTGGGACTATAAAGCCTAACAAGCAAATGGAATACGAACAAGACCCTGCTTACAGAAAGATAAAAGCAAAGTACGAAGCAGAGGCAGCCTTTATGAGAAAAATACAAGGAGATGATTTTAAAGACGATTTCTTTAATCAGTTCAATAGTACGTACTCTGACAATACTAAGGTGAGTCTTCCAAGTAAAGACCGTTTAGAAATGTTTAGAACTAACGTAGAACGAGATTATGAGAATACACCTTTGGAAGATAGGAAAACATATATGAATACCTACAAAACAGGTGGTATGACTAAAGGGGCTTATAGCCATTCATCCAACCCTCTTACTGTAGTAGACAAGAGTGGCAAGCCTACAGGTATGGAACTCACTGGTGGTGAGGGAGTATTTGATAAACCATTCATGGGTAAGGTTAAGAATTTATTGGCTGGTGGTAAATACCAAGAAGCTGGTAAAGCAGTTCAAAATGAAATGACAACTTGGAAACACAAATAAGATGGATAAGAAAGAATTATTAAGATTATTAGAGCTCCATACTAAAGGTACTGGATTGTTTCCTGAAGTTATGTTAGCTCAAATGATGACCGAATCTGGAATGACTAGAAAGTCTAAGGCAGATGGAGGTAAAGGATTGTCTGTGCTTTCTGAAAAATACCACAATTATT